TCTCCAGAGCTATCCGCTCAGCATCTTCTTTTGTTATCTTCTTTTTTCTAGGTGGCATTTTGTTAAAACCTTTTGAACCTTTCGAATGCAATCATCATTTAATCATCAGCTAATCATCAGAATAATCACTTCAATTCAGAAACGCACGTGCGCCTTGACCAACGTGATTTTCTCTCTCCGTAAGATGATAACTTGCGTGATTGGTTGGCCTGTGCGTGGCATTGCGAACACCACCCCTGAATTGTGCACCACTGCCTACAGTCACTCATCGTAAGTCCCTCCAACGCCCGCCGTCTTCGCCTACAATCACCGGCGCAATCACACGACCACCGCGACGGCCCTTGAGCGTGTACGAATAACAACTATATCTTAAACTGTCCATCAAATCATCGAAGCCACGCTTCTTGTCGGGTAATTCTTGGATGTTTCCGTCTTTGTCGCGTTGGCGGGTGTATCCGTGTATTTCTTTAACAAAATTAACAGCCCTAGGGTTTACGACAATCTTGTATTGCCTTACTGTGTTTATTCCGTCTAAGACGTCCTTCTTAGCAGGGTATACATTCAACTCAGACTGCTTCATCTCTGCGATTCGCGCTGGCTCAGCTGCGTCGCAATATATGGGGATTTGTCGGTGTAATCGCCGGTCCGGGATGTGCTCTTCTAATTTAGCTTTAATCGCGGTAATAAAATCAGAAGTAAGAACCCCCCGCATGTAGAGCTCATCGATGATATAGAGTGTGTGTTCTTTTATACCGAGTAGCACGAACGCACACGGGTGCTCGTAGCCAAAATCTGCACCGGCAATAGTAGCGTCAAAGTCTTCGTATTGGTAACCAAAGAGTTCTTGGGTCCAGTTCGTGTAGACTTGGTTTTCGAGTTTACCCCATTCACCTAGAGTGTAGATAGTGTAAAGATTCGAGTCTATACCTTCCAGCTCTTCCAAAGACTTGACGTATTCAGCGTCTAAGAACTGATTATCTTTGTAGGTGTAATGTTGTATCTCTACGTCTTCGGGCTGACTTAAAAAGAAGTAGGAATTCAACCAATGGTTCTGGTCGATTGGATTGAAAGTAAGGAGTAGTTGGCGGTAATTGTTCTTGAGTGGTGCACCGCGCAGTCTGAGTTTAATCATCTCAAACTCTTCCTTGCGGATTTCTGTGGGTTCTTCAATCCATATATCGGTAACATCTGTCAACGATTTGATGCGGTCCGCTGCTTCTCCTTGGGCCGTGTTGACGATTGGTATGCACTGGATACTTGAGCCGTTTGGGAAGTGGATGCTCATGTCGGTCTTGTTAATCGAACATGGAATACGCTTCTCAGCGATTAAGTCGCAAAAGAGCTTGAATGATGTAATGCGGAGTGACGGGCCATACTTACGGATGGCTATGACGCGGTTGTTTGGGTATAAAAGACAACGGACAAGGAGTTTTTGCGCGACGCTGTACGTCTTCCCCGCACCGGCACTTCCAAATATAACAAGATACCGCGCTCGTGAGGTGAAAACAGGTTCAAAAGAAGGCTGCGGCCATTCGGATACGTCTATTTCACGTGCGTATTCCTGAGCAATCAAGGCACAACCTCTTTATTAATCGTAATCTTAATCTCCCCCAAGTGCTCAGTCTTCTGTGGCTTGTCCAAACCGTTAACCTTCAGCACCACATCAGTCGCCGCTACCCAGCGGTCGGTCGTTGAGCGTGGGGATGGGTTGTCATCTTTCATAAACTCAGCAGAGCGCTTTCTAATCTCTATTGCCTCGTTGGTGACTTCTTCTCGGAACTTTGCGAGTTTGGCCTCGAATCTCTTTTGGTCTTTGGCGAGGAGATGGGCGTCGTATTGCCTGGCGCGTTCAACCCAGTCGTATTTGCCGCCCCATTTGTTCATAAGAGACACAGACTTACTGCAATGTTCTGCTACCGCATCATACGTGCGTTCTTGACCTAAATCGCGATAAACACAAAAAGCAGCGTAAGCTTTTGAGGTCTCTTTGTCTTCTAGTCTCTCCCACGGATTCGTCAAGAAATAGCTCCAGCTAGGTTAACTCTATGCATGTTAAAATGGTCATTGAAGCCTATTTAAGCGTTACTTAATTGCGGCTTGTTAGCCATGTCTAAATTAAACAACTTTAAATACCGCGTTTTATAGATTAGAGAGTGGCAAAGACTATCATGCTTCCTTTTCTATCTGATGTACAGCACCCTACCGAACAGACGCGCATAATGAGGATTGCTCACCAACTTTATAAGGTGGAGCGAGAGCTGCAAGGAAACACCCACTGGACCTACATCAGACAGGATAACCCCCTTGACAACATTGAATACCAAGCGAGCATTTTAGAGTCCATTGGCGCGGATTTGCGCGATATTGAGGGGGATATTGACGCGTTGGATGATGAAGGTGTGCGTTCTGTGCTGACTGTATGGTATAGTGGGGTCTACCGACTCTATTTTGACATGTTTACTGAACACAACCAACTGATTGATGGTAGTGCCGATTAGTGAACTAACGCAGCATAGAGTAACTCAGCGACCAACACTCCGGCTACGATTACGATAAATTCTGCTAACCAGTTGTAGACTTCTTCTTGCGTCATTTTCTCATCTTAGCGGGTTTATCCACATATAGATGATAAGCACTACTGCCAGTATAATACAGTAGTACATCATCATGTTGTCTAATTCTTCGTGGGTCATCGCTTATTATTGTAGTATGCTAGGCGTTGAAGCAAACTGCACTGACGCTGGCGGCGGAGTTACGAAATCCGACTCTGTAATGATTGCCCATGCGTCGCCTGACTCGTACGAAACATTATCAAAGAACGAGTACGGCATCCACCACAGCCCGTTCGCACCCCATCCAGTACCCCAACTGTTCTTAGCAAACAACGCGCCTTTTGAACCGTCGTAATTGCCTACATGGTTGTCGTCATAGCCGATGAACACATTCGCGTGCCCTCCTGCGATTCCGCCGCTAGGTGTGGGCATGTTGCCGTCACTACCTGTGTTAAAGAAGGAATTTGGCACGTCAAAGCCGAACATGACGGGGTAACACGGGGGGAGAACGGCGTTAGGCGCGATGGCTGCCTTTATGTTGGCGAGTGTAATTGATTGGTCATTGGCGTCGAGTCGTGTTGCTTTGGTGGTTTTGTCCTTTGCTGCGTCGTTGAGGACTTTTGTTGGGACGGGTGTGCCGAGTTGCGCGGTGTATGGGAACTCAGTTTCTGGCGCGATGCCTATGTTCTCAAGGATGTATGCCACCGTACTCAACGAAGACCCAACGTCCTGCATGGGATTCCCGTCGTGGGCAAGGGCGCATTGGTACACCTGCATCCTCGAGCCGTTGAAGTATGTTCCTATGGCTGTATAACTCCGTATCTTGCTGGCATTATCGGCGGCGTTGGCGGTACAAGAGCCAAGATTCCCCTGATTCCCAACAGGAGTCCCATCTTTGATTATATAACTCGCAGGTAGGGTTTCAATCTGTTCGCGGCTTAACAATAGTTTAGCGTCCTTATGCGCGGGGTCACGGTTACAGCCTAAATAAAATTTCTTTCCGTCTACTTCATGATATAGTTTATTTCCCATTTTTACGTATCTCCTTTCGTAAGTTTTCTATTGCGTTTAACAAAAACATATAACGACATTCGGCACAATCGCTACTAGTAGCCATGTGTGTCCTGTGCTCACACGGTTTCCCTGTAACTCCACAGTAATTTGCTGGCTTTCCCATCTACCTCACCTCTTTATGTAACTCAAACACGGTCTGTAATCGAATATCACCGTATCAGGTGCAGAGCAGTACACCAAACCGTCGCGTTCGTCTTCTTGGAAGTGGACACAGATTTCACAAGGACTCACAATACGCCTTCAACCCCCACATCTAACACATCCGGGTAGGATTCAATCACTTCACGAGTCAACCCATTTAACCCTTTCACGTAGTTTTCCTCAACAACATCAAACGGTATGAAATAAATATGATTCTTCGGTCTTGCGCGGATTTCCATTGCTAAGTATCCTTTTAGCCCTGTTTTTGCGAGGTATTCACACGTGCGTGTTACTTGGTGGCCGTCTTTTGCCATTGTGAAGTAGCGTGAGAAGTACAAAATGCTGAAGGGGCGCCCATTCGCGTCTTTCTCTACCGCGCTTTTACATTCAACACCGAGGTAGTATCGAGGTTCCGCAGAGAGGGACAACAAATCGATGTGTTGAGATGTGTACCCCGCTTGGCGAAGTCGATGTGCATACGCAGGGATGTCGTTCTCTTCATAGTGGCTGTTGAGTAATTGAACCACTCGACGTTCTGTGTTACTTCCGGGCATTGTTAAAATGGTGGTTTAAAATTTACGATAGTATCTTTTAATTCGAGATAATCCTGTTCAACAAGCTCTTCGTGCTCTATTGGCATCAGTTCCGCGATAATATCAGGAACCTCATTAGCTACACGCGCTACTAAAACTTCAAATTGATATGCTACTATATTACAGACTGACATCTTTAGAACTGTCGTATAATCGGTTCTGCTGCGCGCATTGCTTTTTCTATCTCTTCTTCCCTTGCGCGCATGAGATTGTAGGCTTGCGCCTGTACCTTCGTGAACTCCGCCATGTTATCCCCTAGTTTCTCGATGACTGGTTGTAGGGCTTCAAGGACGTTGGCGATTCTTAGTATTGCGTCCGCTTGAACTAGGTCAGTGTCCATCATCTCTCCTTTTCAAATTCCCACCAATGAAACACGTGTCCTTTCATCATTTCTTTGCGATGATACTGGCTACAATATGCTTCAAAATTCCTTGGATTATAAATTGAACACCCGTCCGGTTTAAAATTGTGGATGCCACACTCTCCTTGCGTCCAAAACCTACACGGGCTCCCTTGTTTGAAAGCCCACGGCTTCCCTTCAGCCATCCGGACGTTCACCACATAAAGTTCTTTAAAAACGGTTATTGGAATCTCTAAATTATCGGCTATTCTGTGTATTTCTACATCACTTAGCATACATGGTGTCGAGTAGGCAGCGCAACAGAACCCCCCGCATTCCTGACACTCCGGATGTTCGGCCATCTTTCACTCCTGCTCAAACGTGGCTATGAGCTCATTCTCATCCAAACGCTCACTTGAACGCCAGTATTCATCAATCAACAATTTTATTATTTGCTCCCACGTGCTGATTTCCACAGTGCGTTCATATTCCACATCGTTCTTGAGAATCCTTCGCGCCAACTTATCAATCTTTTTGTAGGTTTTCGTGTGGTAATCCTGTACTTCCTTGAGCTCTTTCTCAGTCTCGGGGCTTATAAAGCTGGTTTCTATCATTTTCTTCTTAACCATGATTCCCTACAACTAGGATGTAGTGTGTAAGGCACCCCGTCGCGCATACCCATATACACCGCCTCGCGGCTATTGAGCGGTTTGCCGCACTGCGAGCATACTTCAGTCATTTGCTGCCTCCTTGCGGCGTTTAACCTCAGTCTCTAAATTCCTGCTGCACGTACAACACCTTGGGTCATGCATATCCCCTGTGCATTCGTTACAATCGAGTCTTTTCATTTATTTGCTACCTCCGCAGCCACAGTATTCACAACAGGCACAGCAGCAGCACGGTGCGGGTGGTGTTGGTGTAGGTGGATTTGGTGTAGGGCCCGGGGGTGTTGGCGTCACTGTGGGTGTTGGGCTAACCGTCGGGGTTGGTTTCGGCGATACTGTCGGCGCAGGTGTTACGGAAGGCGTAACTGACGGACTTACCGAAGGCACAACCGATGGTGTAGGCGTAACACTATGCTGACTAATCGCCAGATACGCGCCAACAACACCAAGTGCGAGTAAGGCAAGGAGAAGCAACACTACGGCGCGTTTCCATTTACAGAGCACTATTCCACCCGCCTAAACCGCTTAAAGCACCAACCAAGACAGCATTCCGTCCACGTCAATTCCCTCCTGCGGCCTGTTAAGAAGTCAATCCACGCGGCCTTTGCGCGTTCACCTTCTCTCGCGAGGTTTTCCTTGTTCTGCCGCACGAGCGGAGGATTGTGCAGCACGTTGCCCATTGTTTTTACGATTGCCTCTATGTCGTTAGGGTCTGTCATACACTGCGGCGATGCCCAAAACACTTCACTAGATACGACGATTGGAATGTTGAGATTTGCGGCATCGGCTGACACGATGTTAAAAGTCTCACTGAACGACACCTGCATACTCATGTCGATGTAACTCTCTAGCAGGTGAATGAACTGATGATGTTTCAGCCACGGGAGCTCAATAAGGTCGTGCTTTGTGTTCCTGAACAATGCTCTAATGTTCTTTAAAATCCTATCCCCGCAGGCTTCGACGCGTCCTGTGTTGATGTAGAACTTTAACCTTTTACCGTGCGTCTCCGCGAACCTAATAGCGGCGATTGCTTGTAGTAATTGATTCTTTAACGGGCGTATAGCACCGAAGCAGCCTATGTGGATTTCTCCGCGATTTTGGGGCATTGATGTGGTGCGTCTCGTCACAGGATAGTAGTTTGGTAGATACGCAACGGGCTTACCTAACACCCTGCCTAACTCTTTAGCGGTTTCGTATTTGTTTGCCGCGATTGTCACTCCGTATTTAAGGTACTCGAACATCCACTCGATAGCCATCCCCTCAGTTTCCATAAAGGGAAAATCACTGTGGTCGCGGACTACCCACTTAACACGGGGGTGGAGTTTCTTGAGGACTTCAAATTTGGATGGCACACACCAGAATGCCTCAATGATAACATTCGTGGGCCTGTAGTCGTGCACCTCCTTGTCGATGCTATTCGCGTCAACACAATCAACCATCTTGGCTTCGATGCCCATAGAGTTGAGCATGTCTACGATAAACCGGACTGAGTTGAATAGTCCGGACGAGAGGTAGCCGTACGAGCCTCTACGTTTCGTTAGGAATAAAACTTTCATTTCTTTTGACATTATTTTAACATCTCTTCTTTACCCATACCCCACGTCCCACGGTTGCGGCTTAACCACCCCGCCTTTCATCTCTTGTAACTTCGCTTGGATAGCCAGCGCGGTTTCGAGTCGTTCTAAGTATTCAAAGTAATCGTTGTGCATCTTAACCACTTCAGGGTCGGTGTCGGGGACCCCCCTGCGTTGTAGGATGTTGAGTAACGTAGCAAGTCCGGATACCATGTTTTGACAACAGAGTATCATCAGGGCCGCTATGTCGCTTCCGTTGAGTATGAGTTCAACTTCTTTTAGTTCTGGAATTTCATCGGTCATTCTTCTTCCTCCCAACGCTCAGGGTGTAAGTCAATCTCGACGCTATTTTCTTCTTCATTATCCCCCAGCCAAATGCTAATCCGCTCGTCTCCCGTGCGCATATACCGTTCTATCAGTTCGGCTTTTATTTCATCTAGCGTTGCGTCTTTAAGCTTGGTCATTGGCGTACCCTAGTCTTTGATAAATCAGATTAAATTCTTTATTATACCACAGCTCAATGCAATCAAGATGAACCTGTAACGCGCGGGCGTTGTGTCCTTCGACCTCGTCGTCTATGGCGATTAACACGACTTCCTTCTCGTCTTTCGTGCCGCAGATTGGGCACGGTTCGTCTGTGGTTGTGTTAAATTGTTTAAAGACCTTCATTTTTCACCCCCCTATTATCCCGATAAGACACTCAATCATAACAGCTACTTCGTTGCCTGTGTAGGATGCCATCGGCGGGCGCCGTAAATGTTCAATTAATTCATACGCAGACTCAATAGCTTCTTGGCAAGTCATCTTTCACCCCTCTTTTTCTTGCCTAACTCTTTCGCTTGTATAACAATTAAGGCAACATCCTTGAATTATAGGTTTACCCGTTTCGTCTGTTAATGACATCTGAGTTAGCATCGGTTGACCGCATCTTGGACAACATAATTCATAAGTCATTTTTCACCCATGGCTAATATTCCTCAATCCAACTTTCAGGCGCAGGTATCACTGACCGCTTCCGTATCCATCTACCTTCCCACCCACACATCAGGTCGTTTCCCTCGATGCTGTAGAAGTAATTACACCCTCTTTTGCACTTCAATACCGCGCGGCCCTTGTGCATTGTAGTGGACCCCATGCCGTGATTAGGGCAGTCAACATATTTTTTATTGTTATCCGCGAGGGTCATTTTAAGACGGTTCATTCGATTTTCTCCGTGAGGTATATACAGCGGCCCTTATCTCGTTCAACGTAGCTACTACACTCCGGCGATTTTCCGAAGAGCCAGAAGCACGTAACTGGTGAGGGGCGGACGTCGTGATAGAGCCATGTGCAGTAATAATCTTTCATTTCCGTTTGTTGTCCTCCACCCAGCTACGCAATTCAGGATTGCCATTCTCCCCGCCTTCAAACGGCATCCAGTTAATTGTTTGACAATTTGCGAAGGGACACAACACATACGGGTTTCCTTCTTTGTTGAATACTACATGGCCCTTCGTGATTAGTGGCTTTTTACACCTGCGGCACTTAATTGTTGTAATCATCTAATAATGAATCCTAATAAGAACGCGACAACAAAGACCACAAAGAGGATGAGTAAGCCCATCTTTTGTTCGTGTTCGTTCGGGGGTGCTATGTCGTTCCATTCATCGGTCATTACTTCACCTTGTCTAAGTCCTTATAGCCGTTTAGCGTAAGTACCATGTCGAGTTCGCACCAATTACATAAGAGTACCCCACTGATGTACACAGCATGTCCGGTTACTTCTTTACTGCAACGTGAACAGAGGCCGAATGATAGGGGGTTTGATGTTACGTCTCTCATTCTTCTTCTCCTTCTTCCGGTTCTTCTGCTTCGCTGCCTTCGGCAGCTCCGCTTGGATAACTGTATTCCAAAACACAAAGGCAATTCACGGTCTCCTCAACACTGCCTTGAGGGTCCCCGGGATACAACATATCGCTATCCCCCACCGAGAAGGTTTCGTTTATTCCTATTTCGGTTCCATCGACGGCTTCGTGTGTAGGGCGTGGGTTGTCGCTGGTCGTATTCCATGTCTTAGTAGCGCCGTCAGGCATAATGTCCTGAGCAGTATCAAGAGAGGCAAACGAATAAGCACCGTGTGTTTCGGTTCGGGCGATAGTCCCCGCTCGACCTATACTCATGTTATCAAAGCTATCAGACAAATCAGAAGCCATCTCCGTTGTGCTTTTTCCCTCTGACTCGCCAGAACGCAGCGTGTTAGCTAACCACTCTCTATCGGTATCAGTTATTCCATCAATCTTTGCGCCTGCGTTGTCTTTCATCCATTGGTCCGCAGAGTCTTCCCAATCCTTCTTAACCGCGTCAGGTGCCAACCATTCTTTTATATTACCTTCTGCCTCTTGCGCGGCGTTCTGCCAAATTTGCTTGAGCGTCGCTTTCCAGAGTGGCGTAATAGAGTCTTTATAAAACTGTTTCGTGTGGTCGGGGAGCTCATCGAGTGGAATACCTGAGACTACAAATTCTAATATTCTGGGTCGTTGCTTACGATAACACCGTAATACTAATTTGTGGGCGTGCTGCTCTAGCAACTTCATAGCCTGCAAATGGCGTTTCACATAGACCGCACGCGACTGTTTATTCATCTTTCCTCGTCATACTCTACAACACGTAAATTGTAAATACCAAACATGATAGCCCCAGACCCATAAGAATACCAGAGCACCACATAATACTGCATCAGTTATTTTTCGTTTCACAAGTCACTTCCTTACGCGCTTCTTCCCGTTTTTTACGTCGTTCGTCCATCAGTTTAAACAGATTTGGGGGCCGACCTCGCGGCTTTTTCATTTCTTCTTGTCCCAAAACGTACATATTTTGGGATAAAGCACTGTGTCATCAAGCAGGTGAAACCCCCGGGCAGAGCAGTAGTATCCAGTACCTGATGTGCCTGCGTGTTGGCAACTCGCACAGGGTTCTAAAATCATTTTATAACCTTAGCCACTGCAACCCAGCCGGACCACACCGTGCCATTCCACGTCTTACGGTAAAGTGCCTTGTCAACTCCTACCGCTTCGAGAGTTACGTTGGTGCCGTCGAAGTACGCTGCTGGTCCAGTTCCCGCGAGAACCTGCCCACCGAGGTTGAACCACGTACTCCACGCGGTGCCGTTCCACGATTTCATATACACTCCATCGGG